TTGACTCTATTTGGCCAGTTAATGTAATCTTTGTCTGGATTACTCTGGAGATTTTTAAGTAAAGGAATGATTGCGTTGTATAGTGATTGTAGCTGCTTGGTTAATTGATCCTGACCTGATGTAAGGTCTGTTTCACTTATTGTTGTAAATCCAAAGTCAAAATCATCGTCTTTTATATTCATGAGAAGAACCTTACTAATGTACTACGTTTTTCTGCTTCCCAACCAATGACACCTAATATAGTGCCAAGTGGTTCAAGGAAGGCCTTATCAAATTGCTTGTCATAATCAACCAGATGATCAAGATCAAGTTCTCTAGGTAATTTACCTGGTGTTGAAATTACATGTTCGCCAAGGTAATTAGGCGTTTTGAGATAGCAGAATTTAATCTTAGAACCTCTATGCACCAACTCATATTTTTCAGTAAGATTCTTTTCCTTGATAAAGTAATTGTATAGAATAGCACCTTTAACGTGGATAGGAGTACCCAACCTAAAGATCTTACCACCACTATAATCAGCCCACTTTTCCAGCTCCTTACATCCCCTTGGAAAGGCAACATCTTCGAATGGAAGCTTCTTAAACTCGTCACGCTGCTTTGCAACATATTGCTGCAGCTCAGTCTCTGATGCATTCATAATAATGTTGATAGCAGCTTTAAAGTTATTCCTAATAGCAGCCGGTGTTGACGATCTTACAGCCTCGATACCCATCATCTTAAGTTTAGGTTCGGTGTACTGCACACCCTCGTTATTATACACGTTAAGGATGTAGCGTTTCTTTGCAGTAAATATACCTTTATTGGCAATCGCTTCACGCTTCATCTGCATCTTCTGGTCGAATGCGTTAACGTATACTGCAAGTTCAGCGTAACATTTATCAATGAATGGCTCTATCTTGTTCTCACATACTTCATCAAGGAATTTAACTATCTTATCATCAGTAGCCCCTGGGATAACCTGTTGTACAAGTCTATCTAGGGTAATGTACATCGAGTCAGTGTCTACCGCGATAACATAGTCTATCCCTGTTGTCTTAAGCAGCTTATTCAGGTAGATATTAATATGGTTCTCCATCCATCGAATAGACAGTTGACCGGACTTAGTAATTGATTCGGCATACTTAGGGTCAAACCAGCGGAAGAAGCGATTACCTAAAGCACCATATGCGGAGTTAAGTTGAATCTTCTTTGCTAGCTGCATATTATGGCATCTGGAGATTTCCTTCTCAAATTCATAGGAAGGATTAGCTTCATATTTCTTCTTTGCAGTAATCATTTCCTTCTTAAACAATACGCGGTCGTTATACATTTTCTCCATTAGCTTTGGAAGGAAGCCTTGACGGTCTCGATCAAAATAACATCCTGTTGCCGCTACAGTATAGTTCTGGGTTTCCATTTCCCTACGAATACCGATGTCATTTAGTGCACCATTAAGGATTTTATCCACCCCATCAGAAACGTTAAGATGGGCAAACATACCTTTATATGTTTCAGGGCTAATATTGTACTGCATAATCAAATGCGGATACAAACTATTCAAGTCGAACGAGACAACCCACTTATGAAGCCCGGTCTGAGGATCCTTAACATACGCGCCCTCAATACCTTCATGCGCTTCACGTTCACTGGGATCAAACATTGGTACTACAATGTTATGGTCGATAAGGTAGTTATGGATAATAACATCCCACATACGAACTGATGTATACGTATCAAGGTAGTTAACCTTACCGTCATATGCCAGCGCAAATACTTGATCGATAAATCTCAGCTTATCATCCATACGGTAAACTAAGTCTACGTCGCGTATGTTATAGTTAATATAGTTTTTAAAGTCACCTTTATAAAACTCATCAAGGTTTGCAAATCCGAGTTCAGTATAATCAAGTTTACGCTCACCAAGCACTACGTTAGCAATATGATCTAGCTTGTAACTCTCCTGCATTGTGAATGAAAACTTACGATACAACTGTAGATAGTCAAGGATAGTAATACCCACGATAATTGGTATGGTAAATATTCGGCCGTTGATATCGGCTTCACGTAATGATAGTATTCCCCATGGAGAAAGACGCTTGGCTGCCTCAGGGCCGAGAATACGAGTAATACGATTGATAAGATATGGCATATCAAAGAACTCACAGTTCCAGCCCGTAACAATATCTGGGTTAAACTGAGCTGATCTCCATACCTGAATAAATTTACTCAGTAGCGTAGCCTCATCAGTGCACTTGATGTAGGTAACGTTATCTGATTCCGGGGTATAGTCATAATAGGCAAGAGTAACTAGTTTATCCTCTTTGCGTACGGTGATAGCAGTTATCTGCTTATCGGCCGTATTGATATCTGGAAACCCGCCAGTTGAGTCAGTCTCAATATCGATTGTGGTTACAGCTATTAACTTTGAATCATAATCAATAACACCAGGAAAGTGATCGTTAATAAAAGGATAGATCCAATTTGTCATCCCGAATACATACTTACCAGAAACCCCTTCGGTTTCCTTTAGATAGTTACGTGCATCGTAAATGCTATCAAAACGTTTTTTGAAAACTGTTTTACCATCTAGGGTCTTAAACTCCTCCCCACCAGATCTATCGTTTGTGAAGAGCCAGGGTTCACACTGTACGGTGTATTGAACCTTGTTTCCGTTCTCATATCCTCTAATGAGGAACTCATTTTTATGCAAATGTACATTAGTATAGAAAGCCATATTTTCCTCAAGTTGCCTGCAACATACCAGGCGTTCATAATTATGTAGTATAGGGGAGATTCTATACTAATGCAACATACTACTTAGATTAGGCCGCGTCTTGTAAGATGCATAATTCTACGTTCAACATCGGCATGGTCGACGGAGTCGGCGAGGTATCGATCGATTTCGCTTCTGTAGTCGCCAGAGAACGTTTGTTTTACCCAATCCCAAAAAAGTTTAAATTGCGGTACATCAAACTTGAGGTCCATTAGGGCTTGTAGCCCGGTTTTTGTTTCGTGCATAGGTTTCCTTAATTTTGTAAATTAAAAAGCCGGCTGGGCCGGCTTGGATTATAGGTCGCGACCTTGTGGGTCTTCCATAAGAAGCTCTTTACCTTTGGATTTGGTAGGAGACTTTTCTTTAACCTCAACCTTCTTTGGCTTTTTGTGCTCTGGAATAATACGCTCTAGGAATACCTGTAGCATACCATTAAGCATCTCGGCATCTTTAACTTCAATTTGATCGTCTAAAGCAAAAGCGCGAGTAAATGAACGGTTGGCAATTCCTTTAAAGAGGAAATTCTCAACGTTATCAGCATCATCAGATTTTACATTACCCTTGATCAACATCTTACCATCGGCAAGCTCGATCTCAATATCCTGTCTGGCAAAGCCAGCAACAGCCAGTTCGATTACGTAAGTAGTATCGCCTGTCTTCTTGATATTGTATGGTGGGTAGTTTGGAATGGATTTTGTAAGATCGTCATGCATCTTAGCCATCCTGTTGAATTGGTCGTCGTACCCGACAAAGAATTTGTCGAAGTCCTTGAATGCTGGACCAAAAGCGATTTTTCCGATATTAAAATCAGTCATATTTTTCTCCTATTAAGCGAGTTAGTAAAAAACTGACCCCGAAGGCATCAGCGGTAGTGTTGACTAGGGTACCAGCCTAGTTCCCATCCCTGAGATAATATTATATATATGTCTCAGAAGGTAGGTTATCAAGTAAAGTTACCTTTACATCTGACTCTTTGTACATTAAAAGGGCTTCATTCCAATTAAAAGGATTGTCTTTTTTAAGATCTGGTGTTGGGGCTACTACCCTTCTGATACCGCGTTGAATGATTGATTTTGCACATTCGTTGCATGTAAATAAGGTTGAAAAGAGAGTGGCTCCTGTTACGTCAAACATGGCATTATCCAACGCATTACGCTCGGCATGACATACCAGTTTATGTTTAAGAACTTTATTTTGATATCGTTCGATATGATCTTCTACCCCTCGCGGAAACCCATTATATCCTAGGGATAAGATTCGGTGATCACCAGACGCAATTACCGAACCTACCTGTGTTGATGGGTCTTGAGACCATTTACTAATCCCTTGAGCCATCAACATGAACCTAATATCCCACTTACGTTCCCGAGTAAGAGTCCACTGTTGTCTTAGGGTCATTCTGTTCTTCCCAAGTTGTTACAAAAGCGGCGAGTTTTTGTTCACGCGTCCAGGATTTAAGATAGTCATTATCAGCATCGCAAATCTCAATAGCTTCGTCTTCTGTAATTACCCTATGTGAAGTAATTTGTTCTCCCAGGCTAAGTTGAGAGAACTCCTTTGCTTCCATCATAGTAACGGTATCAGCGGCCCATTCAGATTTACCCTTTGGAACTTCAACCAGATACCTCATTCGATACGATTGAATTGCTTCGACCATTACAAGCTCTGTATCAGCTGATTTTGTCAGCGTAAATGAACCGTCCATATTATCCTTCCAGTTAAGAACATCATCTTCCTTCCATCCTTGAAGTTCAAGCACTTCTGGTGGTAGTGGAAGAACATAATCACCTGTTATTTCATCAACCTCTACAGCAACCGTCCAGGTTTTATTAATCATATTATACCTCAATTAATTTTGCAAAATATGGCTCATTCTTATGATTACCACGCTCGTAATCAACATACCCGCGAGGGTTACAAACAATACGAGTACTACCAATCAAGTAGTCAAACTCATGATGAGTATGACCATGCACCCATAGTTTAATCTGTGGGCGATCTAAAATAAACTCTGATAGATCAGAACTATAAGCACCGTTCACCATAGTATCATCTTCATACTGAGGCTTTGTAGAAAGCTTACTCGGTGAGTGATGCCCAACTACAATAACCTTGCTTGTAGATCCATTATCGGTTACGCCCTTAATTACCTCAAGCATTTTCTTATGAGCAACTACTGAGGCTTCAGGTGAAAACTTAGCCGGGCGAGTGTGAGATTCATGACTTACAATATTATCGTAATCAGTACCGCCGCCTTCTTTTGTACCGTAAACTGGCGTCTTAAAGTTAACTACTTCGTTGCTATTCTCAATGATACGGTAGTCATTCATGTATCCTTTAATACCGTATATAGTACTTGGATCTTCTTTGTTCATATCAGTCCAAAGAGTACCACCAACGAACATGTAGCCATCGATATCTACTACATCATTATCAAGAATATGCAGGTTAGTATGCTCTCTAAACACATCCCGTATTTCAGTGTATGATGTTGCAAAGTCTCCATGGTAATGCTCGTGATTACCGCAAATCAAAACTACATGTTTAAACATGCTACAAGCATTAGACATAAAGTTTATGATTCGATCCCTACGGTGATTATCCATTTGTAGATCTTTAACTACAAAGATATCACCGGCAAGAATTAGAACATCTGCCTCTACTGGTTCTATTGGAAGGTCACCGAACTCAAGGTGAACATCGGACATTAACGCTATTTTCATAATTTACTCCATTGCAAGGGGATGCACACCTTCAAGGGCAGGGTGCGCTTTATATTTACTCAACTTATTCGTCTCACGAGGAATAACTATATTACTCTTCTTTAACGGCATAGTATAGTACTCAGGAGTATATTTATTCCTGAGATAACTCATTGCCATCATACCATTATAATGGGTAGAGGTAGTATTATCACTTTCTAGTAATACAAACTCCGTCCCAGTATAGGTACCAATACCTAAGACCTCATCTTTAAGATTATAAATGAATCCATCATGCGTATGACTTACGGTCATCATAATAATTATCCTTAGAGTTTTTCGGTTTACGTTTATATGCAGTTTTGATCGACACAACGCGCATGCGATACTTTGGAGATCGCAAGTCTTTATGCACACAGTTTGCTTTATGTTTCATATCTTCTTCCTATAACATAGTTATTATAGGATATCTATGAAATTAAATCAACTCTTTTTTGGTTCCGATTCCCAGTCAACATTTTCCACTCCGAATAGACTCATGCCGTATTCAACCTGGTTATCGTATAGTACTTTATTACCTGATACTTTAAACCCAGCTGACGCCATTTGATTTACAACGTAGTAAAGCAAGCGTTCAATGTTATCATTTGAACATTTAAATCCAAGCTCAGGGTCCTTTACGAATCCTGAGCTTTCGACTAATTCTTCTGCAAATGGACTCATACCGGAATCAACCACTTTGTTAGTACTTGAATAGTATGTTCGTGTTGAACGTGTACAATTCCATGCCCGGTGTTCTCGCAAAACCCTTTAATAACGTCAGGTGTATCGTCAATCATAAAAGAATCACCCGTAGCAAAACCTGATTTGTAGCGGCGACCAGGAACAATAATGGCAGGCCACTTAATACCGTTAGCAGTGAGCCATTTTAGTTTCTGGGCCTGGACGTCAACGTGACGATCAAAACCACCAGCAGAGGAAAGAACACACAACTGAACATTAGGAATAGATTCTAAAAAAGAAATAAGTTCATCACAACCAGGAAACTTATCAAGGGTTGCAAAATGGTTTCCTTCTACAAACGCGTTCCAGTTTTTGGTGTAGAGCCCTTTCTGCTTTTGCTTTACAACATCTTTCGGTGATGCTTGAAACAGTTCAAAGTAACGGCGCTCAAAATTAGTCAATACGCCATCCATGTCCACAAATATTTTTTTCATTTAATCCTCTCACACATAATTTTATCGTCCATATCATCACCTAGAGTAAAATTTTCGCGGTATATTTTAATAAGCCCTTTTCTATAAAGTGACTCCATAGCAAGCATGGTTGTAAATGAATTCAACCTATTAGTTACTATCTTAGAATTACCAGGATCTAAACCTTCACCTTTAGCAAGTAGTTCTGTAATAATAATCATTTCACATAGCCTTGGATGGCCATCAGTATCTCCACCAGTGCTTTCATCTAGAATAGTTAGCATCGTTTTAAGATCATAATCCGAAAGTCCAACTAAAAACTCTTTAATTGTCATATATGGATTTGAAACAAAATACGATGCAAGCAATCTAGTTATTGCAAGGAATTCTTTGTTGTTGCGTACCATCTCTAATTTGACGGTTAATGTATCATTATCATTTTTCATTGTTTATGCTTGCTTGAATGTTTACAAAATTTACGAAACTGGAATCCAGTACAAGTACAATTTAGCTGCTTATTGATAATAGTAACAATGTACCCACCTTCAGTATACGCACGTACATCATAATCTGCCTGATCAGTAGCAACATTTCCTACTATACTACCTAAGGGTATAATAGATAGAGGAAAATCAGGTAAATCTGTAAGAACAGCAATTGCAGGATACTCAACCCAAGAAGGAGTTCTTGTTATAGTACCTTTGATAGTATGCGTTTCATAATCAGATTCTCTAAACAAATAGTTAGACCTGACATTGAACTGCACTTCGACTTGCTGGCCGGTAGAATATTGAATCATACATTAATTATATGAACTTCAAGTAATTAAATCAACTGTTTCAGCCCATTAACTCATTAACAAAATCTAGCAATAGACCGTGGTGGTTACCCTTGTGCCAATACTTATTAATGTACTGCCATGGTGTTTCATACCAAAATTCTTGACTCTCCGGATGACATCCTATCAGTCCAATTCTATTCTGAATGATTGCCATTGGATCGCCATTTTTATAACGAGCAATTGTTTTAAATTTACTCTCATCACCAATTAATGCACAACCATCATAGAAATACATATCCTCATGCTTGTCATTCCAATTAACGTCTACCACTGTTCCATAGGATCGTCGAACTTCCGCTTGAGGTCTCTTAATATATTGAACGGCATCCACACCGTCAAGGATGTCAAAGTAATGAGAACCAGCCCAGTATGCGCCCATACAGATACCAAGATATCTACCACCATGTACCACATAGTCTGCAATTGCATTTTGTGCCCTCCGTCTAAAAAATTTATCGTATGAACTAGCATCTCCTATTCCTCCAGGAAAAGCAACTAGGCCTAGTTTACTTAATGTAACAGTATTAACATCGTTTTGACCGAACGTAGTAATGTGATACTCACCACTAAGTGCCTGTGTCATACCATTAACACAGTCTTGTGAGCACTCAGGATGATTGAGGAATATTCCTATTGTCTTCATGCTTACTTCCAATACTTCGAATAGTCTGTATTGTTCCAATAATTATCATTGTCTCTATTCCAAAAGTTCTTAATCAGATACCATGCCATGCCAAAGTATCCCATCGTTTGAAACCTTCTACTGTCCTGTCCAAAGTAGTCATTGACTAGCTTGAACCTCTTTGGATCATACTTCTTTGATAGAAAAAAGTCCTCGCTCGTTCCATACTTTTCTGAGAAACCACCAAACCGCTCAAACATATCACGACGAGTAATCATAAATGCACCAACAGCAAACGGTACCTTGCGCTTCATAATATTGTTTATAAAGTTAAACAGCATAAACCCTATCTGTGTTGTCCTATTATTATCATAGCATTTAATATACAAGCCAACAAGATCGAGGTCGTTTGTCTCTAATTGAGTAACAGACTCCCATATTGTTGTTGAATGAAAAAACCTGACATCACTATCAATAAACAGAATGTATGGTGTTGTTACGAGTCTGGCTCCATTGTTCTTTGCAACAGAAACAGGACCTCCGTCTATAATCTCTACATTCAGTGTGCCCTTATTTGCTTCAATAACTGCTCTTGTGTTGTCTGTCGAACAATCAGCAATGATTACTCTTGTGTTACCAATATATTGTTTCTTTAGACTCTCAAGCAAATGAGAAATATAATTCTCCTCATTCTTACAAGGAACAACAATAGTTATCTTATCACTTAATAGCATATGTGTTCTTGTGCTCTAACGACTTCTTCAATGCCTTGAGCCACAACTTCTTTTCTTTCTTGGTATTGTGCTCAAAAATTGCTTGGTGCATTTTCTTAATTATTTTCTGAACTTTCATTATCGTTCTCCTTTATCCAAGTTATAATTTCCCATCTTCCATCGTGATGTTCAACTAGCGCTGTACATGATTCAACCCAGTCACCATCATTCATATAGACAGTACCATCGATGTTCTTTATCTCTGCTCTATGAATATGACCACAGATCACACCATCGAACCCTCTTTTTTTACAATAGCCAGCAAGGTTCTTCTCAAACTGAAACATAAAGTCAACAGCCTTCTTCACTCTACCCTTTAGATACTGACTAAGACTCCAGTATCCAAATCCAAACTTATGACGTACCCAGTTGAACTTGCTATTAAGGGTAAGTATTAAATCATATGCACGATCACCAAGGAATCCCAGCCATGGTGCGAGTCTGGTAATACCGTCAAACATATCACCATGCACAACGAGGTAATGCTTTCCATCAGCACCAATGTGTTCTATTTGGTTATGTATTTCCACTAGACCAAATGTAAACCCATATGGAATCATTGGGCGTAGGAACTCATCGTGGTTGCCTGCTACATAAACTACTCTTGTTCCACGTTTTGCGTGGCCTAGAACACGTCGAACAACATTAGTATGACTCTGCTTCCAGCGCCATCTGTTCTGCTGTATTCTCCATGCATCTATGATATCTCCAACGAGGTAAAGAGTCTCACATGTATTGTGCTTGAGGAAGTTGTTTAGTTTGTCTGCTTGACTATCTTTTGTTCCGAGGTGAACATCACTTACGAATATTGATCGATATGTCGGATTGGTCATCCGGATTCTCCTTTTGTGATAGAGTCATTGTATCTATCTTTTTCTGGAGCCTTTCTATCTCGTGTGCAGCTTCCTCAAGTAGGTCAGCAATCCGATCAGACTTGCCTTCCTGTACACTCTTACGGCCTGGGATCTGTCTACGAATCTCTGCACGAATCCGCAATCGCTCAACGATGTCTTGTTCATTCATCCCTCTACTCCAAAGTGCTTCTTGGCAGCGTTCCAGCCTTCTTGGAATGCTTCCCATTCTATTTCATCATAACCAACAGCACCACTGTGATGTCTTTGCCTATCATAGAAGTCAGCAGTCAGCTTTGTCCATTCATTGAATAGGTTACATTGTTCTTCTGTATCAATATCACGTTTGACCATTCTTTTTAATCCTTATACCTACGTATGTACCACAAAATGCACCAAGTGCTGCTGGTATCAGTAACCAATTATCCGTTGTATAGTTAATAACGACAACACAGGCCAACACGTAAACGATTGACGCTAGACCACTTGCAGTCAGTGGCTTACTGTCTTGTACTGCTTTAAGATAATACGTATATAGAACATCTAGCATAAACACAGATGCAAATACAAACAACCAATCAGTCAAGAGTCACCGTAAACATTCTATCTTCCAAAGCATGAAACATCACACGAGCTGTTTCGATATCGCTATCATACAGAGCACGTTCAATGTTTCGGAAGTCAGCACGGAACTCACCAAAGATAGCCTCAATTACTTGACGCTTAGTACGTTCAATGGCATGGATAAGAGCATCATCACTCTTGAGTTTTTCCATCTCACTAACCCAGCACTGTGAGCCAAGTGTGACGCCAATCCTATATTGTATCTCTGTACCAGCAGATACTGTTTGAATATCCTCACGAACAGAGAACACATCCTGAAACAGCTTTGTTTGCTTTAGACGGCGACGATCCTCTTTTGTTGCCATTATGGCATTGACTACCTGGCTCATACAACTGCTACAAGATCTTCTGCTGAAGAGTCAGCACGGAGGATGCGATTGTAATTTAGTGTTGTGATGCGATGAGCTTTCTCTGATCTCCATTCACAATCACGATTCGAGCTAAATGTCTTCCAGTTAACACGCTCCTGTATGTCTTTGTACACATAATATGCTTTATCATACTCAACTAGCACCTGCACAAATGGTTCCATCTTACCATACACATCTCGCTCGATATAACCAACATACTCACCTTTAGTAATATGTGTCTGGTGTGTACAAGTGGTAACAACAAACACAGACATGCCTGGTTCAATCACTTGACCAAACTTGTTGGTAAATGGCTTAATAATACGTTCACGTTTTTCACGCATAATAAATCTCCTATAATTTAAGCAGCATACCAAATTTCATCAAAACCTTCTTCCAGGGTTGGCTCTTCCCATTTATCAATCATTGAATCAATAACGTTTTTAGGAATATGCTTGCCAAGGCGCCCACTAAGTCTAACATCTAACTCATCCCTGGCCGGTGTTCTAAACACCACCGCAATTGTATAATATTCCGGTAACATATGAAACTTTTTCGTTCGAGATGCAGTGGTTGTACTAGTCTGATCCCAGATAATGTCCTTACCAGCTTTACTAGCCTTAACTACATCATTCAACATTAACTTAACAGCAGTAGGCATAAAGTATTCAAATACTTCACTGTATGTCTTAAGTTCAATACGGGCATACTCTTCTACGTAGGTGTCAGTTGATACATATGCACATTCGCAAGTCCATAACTGATTGGATATCCAGGTGCTCTTTCCAGAACCAGGTACCCCGATGAGCATGTAAAGGATAGGTTTAGTAATGTTAGGCATAAGGTATTGTATTGTGTTACTAAAAAGAAATCAACTGGACGTATAAATATAGGTTAACAACAAGGACAATTTTATGGCATTACCAGCATCAGGTGCAATCAGTATTGGGCAATATAACAGAGAACTGCTGTACAGATTAATAGCCTTAAATGCAACTAACAACTCTTATCTAGAGCGAAATATGAATAATAGCTACTTTCGCTATGTTAACGGTGCAACTACAGCCGGGTCGCAAATATCAATGAGTTCTGGGTATGGAAGATCTGGATTGCCTAGACACATAAGACTGAACGGCACACCGGCCAACCATAGCCTAACTACTGCGGGTTTTGTTGTTGATAACTCACAAAATTCTATTTACGCAGTAGGACATATTAATAATAGAGCTATTACCAGCTCCAGTTCGAGCTCTGTCGCTGTGATACAAAAAATAAATACTACTGCAGCAGGAACAAATATAGTTTGGAATAAGTACTATACGCCTGGTGCAACGCCAGGCACATATGGGACCGGAAACCTTTATAGTACTTACTGTCAAAGTATTGCTATATCCAGTGATCAATCTACATTATATGTATTGGTTAATTAACATTTTGGGTCCTGGGTGCACCTACTTGTCATTAGATCTTCAGATGGTATTTTATTAGACCACCGCGAACTTACGATTACAAATTTACAGCCAGACCAGCCGGATCATATAGCAATAGGTCCTGATGGTGGGATTTATATAACCGGCTCGCAGTATCAGGGGTATGGTGCTCTAGGTTATGAAGGTATGTTGTGGAAGTTAAACTCTAATTTAACTACTAATGTTTTTTTAGGTTTTGGCGGAATCTCAGACAGTAAAACACAAAAATTATACCAAACAGCATTTAATAATACCGGTACTAGAATGGCTTCTGTAGGGTATTCTCAATACCCCTCTACAGATGCTAACCCGTTAGTTATTGTCTCGGACTTAAATGGAAATGGCATTTGGTATAGATCTATTACTTGGCCGGACGGTGCTACGCGTCAAGGCGTGTTTAACAGTGTAACATATGATTCTGCTGGTAACATATACGCATGTGGATTCCGATCAGTGACTTCAGGATACCAACAAGCGCTTATTGTAAAAATAAACGGTGAATCGGCTGAAGTAATGTGGGCGAAATCTTTGGCTGTTGGAGGTACAACTCTATCTAATGATTTCACGGGTATTACTTTTAATTCAGCCGAGGGAGTTTTGTATGTTAATGGTACGTCTGCGTCATCCAGAGGTACTCTTGCAATATTTGACTTAGATGGAAACATGTTGCGTCTACGAACTTTAGATGTCTATAGAGCCTCAAACAATGTGCGGATGTCATTATTTGATGACAATACAGCTTACCCATCGAGAGGTAGAGTCGCTTTTGACTCGCAAGGTAATAGTATAACCGCGTTCCCGTGCGCGCATACAGGAGCTACCACAGCACAGATCCGTCATAGTACTATATTTCAAAGAGATAAATTATACTCTCTTACACCTCAACCTACTAACGCCGGTCTACGTGAATTAGTAGGGCAAACTAATACGGACGATGCAGGTAGTGCATATGAATACATACCCGGTTATGATGGAGTGATTCATTTTACGGAAGTTTTACAATCATTTCCAGCCTGGTCAACTTATTACACATATGTATTGACTGATTTAGTAAATGGAACAAATATTACTTCAAGCGGGCAGACAAGTTCATTGTATAATGTCACCACAGATGGGTCCTACGCCCGGAATCCGGTAAACCAAAATAGTTACCCAGGGTCATTAAATGATTATAGCCATTACGCAGCTGGAAATTACTGGGGATAAAGATTACTTTCTATACACGCTATACATTAAGTTCTTTAACACCTCGTTAGGCTCAGGGTGGTTTGCACCGTAGATCTTAAAGCTATCCATTAGCTCATGCATGGAACTCACAAGTTCACATACGGTTAGTCCAATGTTATACCCACGATTGAACCTTTTGTTTAGAAAGGTTGCAACCTTGTCAATAACTGCACGAGGCGTGTGCTTAGTATCCAGCCCCCACTCATCGGCAGACAGGTCGATTGCAACAATGCTTGATACACGCACGTTAGTTTTAATCTTTGAAATATTCATTATTTTTCTCCTAGTAGATACTTGTTAGAGATTGCCTTGAAAGACATTCCACCGTTAGCTTCTTTGAACACAATACCTTCACGCTCTTGCTTTTCGTTTAGTTTTGATGCACCTTCGGCCCACTGCAAAATTTCTTCAACAGAACCCACTACAAGGTCTTTATCAATCAAAAGCACAGGTACGTGGTTCAGATCCATTTTTGCAATCAAAGCACGACGAGTATCTGGATCCAGGTAAGATCCATCTTGAATGTCATACACATCAAATACACAGAACATAGGCTGAGATAGTTTGTAAATATTGCCCTGAATTCCAGGTCCAATCAACTCACCCTGAATTGCAAAGTCCCAGTGCTCATTTACAACCTTCATCTTTGCCTCAATATCATCGCGGCGGGCAGTAGCCCAGAATGCATTGCCTTCTGTTTCCTTAAGGTCAAGGTTGCGAGAACAAACACCAAACTCACCTTTGATCTGGTATACAGTCATTGAAGAGCCTTCCAGCTTCTCTGATACCTCAAAATAAAGGCCAGTAGCGTCAGCAATTTCCTTCTTCAGGTTCTGGACACGTTCTTGATCAGTCTTAGGAATCAGTGAAGGAAAATTGCCCTTAGCCATGCCAGCCAGTTGAGCATTCATTGGCTTCTCCCACTTGATAATTCCAAGCAGCTCAGACACATCTTCACCTTCGACAAACGAATTGGTTTGAGGAATAACTTGATCCAGGTTAAGCAACAGACCCTGAGACAGCTGACCGCGTAACTTAACCGTACGTAGGCGTTCGCCTTTGATGCCTTCAAACTCGCGAGGCTCTTTTCCCTTAGATAGGAATGATGCTAGCTCATGAGGGATCCATGAATCAATCTCGCAGTATACAGCACGGTCACCTACTTTATACTCACCCTTCTTTACCACACAGGTCCAGCCACCAACAACGGCAGCTTCGATTGCATCCGCACCCTCAATAGGACGCAGTTCATCGATTGTTCGAATTGTAGCTAACTTACGCATATTAGTATTTCCTTCAATAAATTTATCATTCACCATCTGGCGTTTACTGTTAAATCCTGGCATAGCATTCCTTACCTCATGATTGATTATAGTCACAAATGAAAATTAAAGCAACACTTATAAATACTTAAATGATAAAAACCGACATACAAGCATTCGAAGCTTTTCCAGACGACAGCCATCTATACGATAAATTACGACTTTCCAAGTCGTTAGGTTACAGGTGCGGGGATACCGAAATACCAGAAAATGGTTTATGGATAGTACGACCAATAACAAACCTCAAAGGTATGGGTAGGGACGCGGTTATAAGATATTTTGAAAAAGGTGAAAAGGTTAATTCGGGATTATTTTATTGTGAGGTTTTCGAGGGAAAACATATTACAATTGACTACATTCGAAGGGATAATGTATGGTATCAAGATGCAACTTTTGAAGGTAAAAATGTTCATGAAGACCTTATACACTTTGTACGCTGGACAAGGGTGGTTTACCATTACCCTGTACCTGATGTTTTAATGAATGTAGAGGCTAACCATATTAACATTGAAGTCATTGGTGGTAAGGTGATTGAGGTGCATTTACGACCTAACCCCGATCCAATAATGCATGATGATTTTTGGCCAATATGGTCAGTAGATCAAAAGCCGCCTTTTCCTAATTATGTACGTATTCCTGATAATGATAATGAAACAGGAATGGGCAGGTTAGGGTTCTATGTACCTGGTGGGTAGCTTATCAATATCAAAATGTGTTTTTAACATTTGCCCGGTAGTAGAGGGTGCTCCATAAGCAGCATCAATAGTGTTGCTAATATGAATGCACTCCATAACTATACTCTTTACAAACACCTCAAGTTCACTTTCGTAAAACTGATATACACCCAGATTCTGTTTATGACTGGCACCGGATTGAAGTGCGATAGATTTAATTAAAGTATTCATTCTTTAATTGGTACTTGTGACTCAAGTAACCGATCCATATACAGCGACATAAAGCTAAGTTGGATGTTGTGCAAGTACACATACATTTTATTCTCAGTAGACCAGTCTTTCGTTTCTTCAACCAGTCTGGCGTCAACAGCAAAAGTTAATTCAGCAACGTATTCCTCTAAAGTCATTTCAGTCTTCCTTTTTAGTGGACACGGTTGTCTTGAACAGGACAGAAAAAAGTACTTGAATACCCCAGGCCTGCAGCCATCCAATTTCCTGGATGGATGGAATAGCTGGAACTAGGCATCCGTTCCATAACAGCATGATAGGATATGCTAAAATAAACCCTACTATCAATACTATGGTCATAAGCCCGCCAAACGCAATTAAATACGGCATAACACTTCCTTCTTTAATATTAAACATTAGTACCAACATGGGCAGCAAGCGAGGCTTCCCGAGCAGCTGCATGCTCATCACACAACGTAACCAGCCACCCCCTACGACTGGTCTTACCAGGTGCACCGCATTCTTCACAAGTCACTGAACTCATACTTTCAGCCATAGCCACCATGCCGTTAATATAATCATCACCACCAGTATAGTAAAACCGAAGGGTGCCGAACTTTTCTTTAACCTGACTTACTTCTACCTGGGCTACCTTTACTTCTTTTTTATTAACCCAATCTAGGTGATGCTGAATATTGCTACACAGGTGGTTGATAATATTATACCATCCGTCCCCGCATGAGAATCCCCAGCACATAGCCGTAACTTTCATATCTGCATGCCTGTTTACAAATAGCTTTGGATACTTGGTACATAGTTCGTTATCAAGTTTTTCGTTCATAGTTTATCCTTTACGTTTTCATTCTTACGCACAAATTCATGATAAAAGAAATCTCGTGCATCTCTAGCCCATTGCCGCAACTGCACCTCTCCGCGGCCTTGCAGGCTGGTGTTCTGGAATAGGAACTCATCATATATTTGCTTTGAGCCGCGAAGCAATATTGCCTCGTATAGCTCCCGATCGGTCAAATTAACTAATGTACGATCATCAGTTTTTATTTCAGAGGCGCAGACGTGGGACCAGTCTTTGGCATTTTTATCATCAAGTCCGCATACATCACACTTCATACTCTTCCTTAAGTAACTCGGCAAAGTGCTCCAATGCGCTATCATAATCTGATGACCAGTCTATGAGTTGACCTTCAGGTCTCCATGACTCATCTTCCCAGAAAATAAATCCGGCTTTAGCAGCAAGTTCTTTGATACGGCTATTCATATGAACCACCATAATACTTAACCAACCTCTTTAGTGCAGGAATAAGATACGCTGTTGCTTCTTGCAAATCTTCTGGATGCATCCATTTGCTGTTTTCAAGATGGTTATGCACTTCTTTTTCAAGATTATCCAACGCCTCTTTAAGGTTCAAGAGAGTGATTCGGTCAGCAGTTTCAAAATCTAACGTTAGTCCAGCAGGTATTCCGGTCATGTTGTTTCCAGTAGTTTAAGTTGTTCCTGCATCACTGATGCACGTCCTTGATTATAACCGGCATCATAAACTAACTCAAGCAAAGTAAGATTTTCAGCCCGGTTGATTGGATCCATAATGATAGTATCAGATGCGTTGCTAACTACGTATGCTTTAAACGGGTCGGTCAGTACTTTTTCTTTACGAATAGGGCATTCGGGGCCTTGGATACAATTACCGTAATCATCACAACAGTTCATTCTTGTGTTCCCAAATCTGCTTGCACAATGCATCATACCCTGCATAGTGAAGGGCCATTTCATAGGAGCCGTCCTGACACGACTTCCAATGGGCACAGCTTTCCAGGATCGCCTTAGCTTTCGCCTGCAATATTTCTAGTTCAGTCATATTAATCTCCTATCTTACAAAAGTCAACGCCCTCTGAGTAGTACCCATTAGACGAGCCGCACCAACGGATGTCCACATATCCCTTGATCGTTGCAAACTTGTAGAACGTCCATGTGTATGATTCGTAATCGTTAGGATCAAATTAAGCAGGGCTTTCGCCTTCCACTTCCTCTGCCATCAGGATCTCAGAACCAACCAAGTCTTGCAAGTCGCCAACGATGTCGTCGATGTACACCGACTCGCAGCAGTCTTGCCCATGGTACATTCTGTATACATCACCGTCAGAAGTCGTGAATGTGATCACGTCATCGATCGACACGCAAGAAACCAGAGTCTTGCCCTTCAGCACACTCACATCACAATAATCACGCATATAGCTCATAACAATCTCCAAACAAAAATAGGTATACGCAGGAAGCACACTCTAGCAATCGGCCCGTGCACAGGTTATACACTAGCATCCCTTCAGTCTCCATGAGACTATCTCCGGCACCCCGATTACTCAGTGTGATACGACCGGCGGTATGTGCGTTCTTCCTTTGTATGTCCTATTATAGTCAAACGGCGTAATTAAGTCAACTGTTATTTCTCTGATCTTCATTAGACCGGTAACACATATACAGCACCCCAACAATGTAGCCCACTAGGAATCCCCAGAAGAAGTTCATTCTTCAACTCCGAA